GGGAGAAGAACGTCTTCAAACCCAGCATGTTTTCCTTGTTTACTATAAGAAATCATAAATGGTTTAATTTTTTCTTCTAAATTTTCATTTACTCTTTTTAATGTTGTTGCAACAACTGGGTCTTTAGATAAACCTTTCATAAGTTTTTCTATCTCTTTTACAGCTCCAGTATAATTACCCTCCATTTTTTTAGCAATCTCTACTGCTTTTTGTCTTAATGTTTGTTCTTCTAATTCTATTTCTTCTTTTAGTTTTGGTTTCATTAAAGAATAGTATCCTGTTTGATTACCAAATATTTTTTTAAACGTACTAGGTTCTTTTTTATCAAGCACACCCATTACATATTCTCTTGGCGCTGTCTCTGCATCATAGATATGTTTACCTAATTTAGCATATTGTTTTGTTCTTAATAATTCAACAGCTTTTTTATACATTCCATAATCCATACTATCTCGTCTAGTATTAGTTCTTTGTATCTCTGCTGCCGCAGCACTTTCTTCTAATTCTGTTTCTTCTTTAACAGGCATACCTTTTTGTACCATACGAGATAATGCTAGACCAGATAAAAAAGGTATCTTTTTTCTTCTTAAAGCATCTAAAGCTCTATCAGGTACCATATTAAATATTTTTCTTAATTTGTTTGCCTGATCTACTGATATAGATTTACCTTTTAGTGGTTCGTATTCTCTTGCTAGTTTATTTAACATAGCATCAGAAAACTCATAGATAGTTTCTTCTTTTAATTTATTAAAATTTTTCTTAAAAAAGTTTTGTGCCAATGTATAATTTAATGATCTAAAAGCTTCTTTTTCGTCTTTATCTAATACAACATAATTCATCTTACCATTTTTATCTCGTTGCATAGAAATGTAAGGTTTGATACCCTCACCTAAAATACTTTTTACAGTAGATATAGGTAATTTTAATGCCTTGGCAATTTCTTTAGCACTTTGACCTTGGTCAAACATTGTGGCAATTGTTTTCATTTTGCCTTCGTTTATTTCTACTTGATTTACCTTTTCTAAAAGGTCTTTCATTGTTGTTCTATATTTACTCATTATAGTGTGCTCCATACTTCGTCCCAATTTAAGACTTTCTTCTTAACATCATTCTTTAACATCTGTTCTAATCTCTGTCTTAATTGTATAGCGTCATTTCCTATAATTCTACCATAAGTATCGTGTATTGTTTCCAATGATTTATAGGTATCTGCTAGTTTTCTATCTTTTAATATTTTATCGGCGATGTATCTTCTAACTTCAAAGTGTTGATTACTATTTTGTTTAGCTCTCAAATATTGTAAATTAGTTTGGTCAGCTTTGGCCTCTCTTAAACCATAGTCACCTTTTTTAAATTGTCTAAATGATTTACTCATCTTCTTTTTCCTTGAATTGCTCTTCGTGTGGAGTGTTATCAGATAACTCTTTTAGAAACTTTTCCATTTCTAAATCTTGTCCATCATTCGTTTTACCACTTCGTTTAACTTCTCTCGCCATAATTCTTTGTATCTTTCCTTATATTTATCTATTGTAGCATCCGACATTGACCACTCTTTTATATCTTTTTCTTTTACATCATTCTCGTTGTAATCTTTGAAACTTTTGAATACTCTCTTATTATTGTTCTCTGGTGTACTAGGTTTATAAGTATCACCTTGATGTTTAGGATCATAACCAGCTTGACCAGGGGTCATTTTCATTGTATGCTGGGCGTAATCGTGTCCTACATCATATGCCTCTTTTTGTTCACCTTTTGCTCTTTTCATTTGTGCCGCAGTAGGTGCACCTTTTTCACCTTTTTTTCTCATTCTCTCGCCTCTTTTTCTTTTCATATGAATATTATGCCATAGTCCTTTACCTTTTTCATCTAACTTATCAACTACTTCACCATACATTTGTTTAAACTTTTTAGTATGGATTGATGGTTTAGTCTTGGCATCTTTATCACCTGGTGCAGGTTTATAATCGGTATCACCTTTTTTGTACTTATCTTTTTTAAAGTGATCTGCTCTTTTATCTTTAACATCTTTTGATAAACCTTTATAGTATTTTTTAGGTTGTGTTCCTTTTTTCTTTTTAACATCTTTGTCTTGTGGTGTTGCATCTAGGTCTTCCTCTATTCTATCAACAGCAGTGAAACCATAGTCAACATTTGTATCATACTCTCTCACTTCTACCTCTCTATCTGCGGCTACGGGTAAACAATCCCATATCCACGCTTTGTGTAAATTGTTATTGTTATCTTCTATTACGACATAATTTGTACCTCGTCTTTTTACTATACCTCTTATGTCTTCTTTTACATAATCTACTTTATCGTTTACATTAAAGATCATTTCTCTAACGTATAAATCTCTTATTTGATTTTGTTCAAATTGTTCTAAACTTGCGACTGGTCTATAAGTTCCTAAACCTACACCTAACATACCACCATATGAAGCAGCTAAATTCATACCTCGTCTAACTTGTCTCATAATCGTATCGCCATTACCTTTACTACTTCCAGGTAAACCTTTCTTAAATGCTTCTAGGTCACCTTTCGCAGCCGCGGCTCTCATCTTACTTGCGCTCATACCTTCTGCGCCTTCGGCATCAGGATCACGCTCTCCAGCAGATACAACTTTTATATCTTCAAAGTAATAGTATCCGTGTCTGGACTTAACGTTGTTATATCTCTTTAGTAAATTATCAAACTCTCTAACTCTATCACTACCAGCAACCATAATTACTCTGTGATGTGTGTCATATAATTTGACTAATATATCTAACACATTATTTGATGGATTAATCTCTATGTTTCTAGCGTGTGTAGGAAACATTCTTTTCATTAAAGCAAGTTTATCTCTTGGACTTAATGGATTCTTTTTAGGGTCTTCACTTCTACTTAAATATATTTTGTAATCTCTGCTAGAAGCTTTAACTTTATCCATTAGTTTTTTATGACCTATCGTAGGTGGATTAAATCTACCAAAAGCAAACGCAATTGTTTTAGGCGCCTTTTGTTCTGTAATTGCACTCTCTGGTAATCCAGCATCTTTTACAGCTAAACCAAATTCTCTATAACCTAAACCAGAGTGTTGAGCAGCTTTATTTTTAGCATCATTTACACCTTGTCTTAAATATTTTAAATATAGTTGTAAAGCCATTTTGATTCTTGGAGCTTTTATTGTTTTTCTAATTAAAGTATCCCAAGCACTAAAAACACCACCTTCATTTATATCTAAATCTTTTAATTCATCATCACTAACTTTACCGTCTTCTAATATATCTTTTAGTTTTTTATACATTTTTAGATAATGATATTTTTCTAGGTATTTGTAAATAATATTTTTTGGTAGCTTATGTTTTTTTCCAAACTCTCTAATTTCATCTGGTGTCATATCATCATTGAAAGCACTTTGTCTTTGTTTAACAACATCATCACCTATATCAACTAATACCTCTATACTGTCTTCTATTTCTTCTAGTTTACCATTAATTTTATCTTGTAAGTTTAACACATCATCTGTTGATAAACTTTTTAGTTCTTCGTAATCAACTAAATCTCTAGCCAACTCACCTTTTACAACATCTATCTCTCTAACTTTTTTTTGAAAGTCTGCTTCATATTTTTCAGGATCAAAAGTATCTTCTGATGGTCTTCTAATAAATTCGTTTTCATCAATATCATAAACACCATCAGCCATAGCATCATTTTTCTTTTTTAACTCTGGGTCTGTAATTACATAATAGTTTACAGGGTGTTTTGTGCCTGGTACAAGTTTACCATTTATATCTTTTAAACTTGAGGCTAATTCTTTTCTTGCTGTTTCTCTATCTTCTTCAGGCACATCAAACAATACATTAATGTCTAAATCAGCATCGTCTCTATATCTCTTTGTAAGTATAGAACCAATTAATGAATATTTTTTGACAGGATAAGTTTCTTGGAATTTATCTATTTGGTCTAGTATCATATCCACAACTTTTTTCTTTAGTTTTGGATTGTTACTATCAGCGTCATCAAATACGCCTGGTGCATATCTACGTCTAGGTATATCAATAATACTTTCTTTTATGTAGTCTTTAAATTTCATTATTCGCCACCACCATTTCCACCGTTACCACCATTACCGCCGTTGCCATTACCATTGCCGTTACCATTACCATTTCCATTACTTGGAGCTGGACTAGGTGTAGCATCACCACCATTTCTACCTGAACCTAAACCATAATAACCAACAAAACCTCTTTCGCCTTTTGGAACGCACACTTTTAGTTTTTCATCAAACTTATATCCTGGTGGGCATTTTTTCTCTGCCGTTAAGTTCATAAATTTTTTAAATCCTAACATCATATTCTTTTCTTTGCCTGTAGTTCGTTAGCTATCCATTGTTTAGCTTGTAAATTTTGTGGTGTTGATCTTAATTGACTTCTTATAAACTTCGCAGCTGTGTTAAGTGTTAATGTAACTAATTCTTTTTCACTTTTATTATTATCTACGATTAACATTCTATTTGGGCTAAATATTCTTTGAAACTGTCCTATGTTTCTTTGTACACCATTCCAACTATTTTGTACAATATATTCTGGTATTGATCTAGGTCTATTTCTATTTCTCTCTAACGCCACCTCTAAACTCGTATTAACAAAGATCATATAACTATCATAACCTATTTGATCTAACATTCTTTTTTGTTGATTAATAACGTTCATATCTCTACCAGTTGCATCTATAACTAAACCTAATCTACCTTGCATGTACGTGTTTAATTGTGTTCCTGTGGTCATCTTTGCTTTAGCTCTTACTATGTTTCTAAAGTATTCTTCTTCATCTGGCATCTTTAAAGATAGACCAGCTTGTTTTAAACCTCTCTCAAATGATGCATCAGAGTTTACTAACTTTAGACCTGTACCAGCAAACGCTGATCTAGTGACAAATGTTTTTCCACTACCAGGTCCACCAGCTAAAAAGAAAGCTTTAAATATACCTGGGTCGTAAACACCCTCTCGCAATATTTGATTTAGTTTTTTCATTAATTATTTACTTTAGCTCCAGCTCTCCATTGATAACAAGACCAATATCTAGCTTTTGTTTTTGGTCCTGGATTATCACAATTGTGTCTTGCTCTAAATGACTTTCTTCTTGCTGGGTCGTCTCTCTTAATAGACAAACCAGTTGTATCACCAAATGATACTTTCTTTACTTTATCGCCATCTTTAACATACACATAAAACTTTTTTGAACCACCTCTAATTGGATCGTTTAATTTTACTTTTTTACCTTGATACTCAGCCTCTTGTAAAGGTTCATTTTCGTGTTCAAATATTACTTCGTCACAAGCCTTATCGTATTCTTCAAATTGTTTAAATGTTTTTGGCATTACCTACTCCATCCTTTTGGCATTGTAAAGTTAGCTCTACTAAATTCTAATCTATCTACTAACTTAACTGCGCCTGCTACTTTATCTACTGCCACATAACCCTCAGGACTTGTTACTCTATAACCAGTAGATGTTCTTAAAAAATGTCCCACACTTTGTATTTCACTCATTTTATTAATGAGAAAGTTTTTTGCATTCTGTAATGTAACGTGAGATGCGATAGCCATTACCAATGCGTTTTTGTTTCTATCTATAAATTTTGTATTAGTTGCTAATATATCTTTATACTTTTGTTTACCTGCCGCTGTTTTTCTAGCGTCTATTTCTGCTTGTACTATGTTTACGTAATACTCTCTAAACATATCTACCAAATTTCTTACCTTGGCCATATGACCTTGCGTGTTTCTTATGTAGTGATTAAAGAATGCTTTTAATCTAAATCCTACACCTAAACCATCAGCAGATGACTCACTCATCTTATCTAATAAAGGTGCTGCCTTTGATAAAGAACCTTCAGCCATTCTTAACTTTGCGTTGAATTGTGCTAGTTCACTTCTAGTTAATTTAACTTGACCTGATACGTCTTTATAACCAGCACTTGCTAAAAATACATTACTCGCTCTACCTCTTACGGTACCAAAACCAGCAGTCATACTATCTAAAGTTTTACCAGTATATTTTGTATGAAAGACGATACCCATTCTAGCTCTACTAATTTGTCTACCAATATTAGATTTTACTGGAACAGCGTATGTGATTGTATTTGGAGTAAATGAAATCATTGCTTCGCCATCCATATCTATTTTCTTTAGATCAGATTGCGCAAACAAAAAGTCTCCTTGTAGAACACCTTTGATACCTAGACGTGATAATTCTCTTAATGCGATTGATAGTTTTGATGCTAATTCACCAGAGTGATTTTTTCTAATGTCTGCATTAGTATAATTTACTTTGGCGTTTTTATTGAATACTGATTTTGTACCGACAAAGAATTTGCCGTTTTCTGGATTAATACCACAGATGATAGCTGGTGCGCCATCCCATTTAACTGTCATATTAACTTTTTTATTAGAAGAACCAGCGAGCATATCTCTCACTGATCTTAAAAAATTTAACGCATTTTCACCGCCCTTTGAGCCACGATTTATTATATCGTCCTCTAGGTGTTCTAAATGCGTATTTCTATCTGTTGTTGTAAAACCTTTAAAACTAAACATTTCTCTCTCATATATTCCATAAATTTATTCAAGTCGTCCATATAAATCAATTGTTTATTATATTTATAAGACTAAACTCTTGTCCAGAGAAATCTTGGTATGCCACCGTTATTCTGCCATACCTTATGTTTGTTTTGAAACTTAACTAATTGATGAGCATCTTCTTCAAAAAAATATTCACTTACTACGTTATTTGTTGGTTTTTCAATGACCTGCCAAATAATTTCTTTACCTTTTTTCTTCATCTTTTTTGTATAAGATAAATTGATTTGTTCGTTATTAGGTCTTCTATCGCCTTTATGAAATCTTACTTTTTGTTTTTTAGGCATTATAATTTGAAGTCACTAAACTTTTCATAACTTTCCTCTGGAGTAGGATAACTCTCATCTTGTTTTAACTCTTTACCACCAACTATATTTTGTGCTGTATTCTCTACATCATATAGTCTCATTTTCGCTCTATCAACGCCAACTATAAATGATCTATTAATCGCAGGGTCATTATATCTATTTTTTAGTTGTTTTACTTTCATTTGACCTAGACCCTCTAGTTCTTCATTTGACATTAGCGCAAACATAAAGTCAGCAGTCGCTGGTAAACCAAACGACTCTGATGTATCTTCTAAACCAATATCCGTACTTACATAACCTGTTCTCGTTGTTTGTGTCGCACTAAAGATTGGTACATCAAACTCAACAGCCAAACCTCTTAATTCTTCAGCGATTGCTTTGACATAAAAATAAGATGATATATTACCACCTCTAAATCTACTAGACGCACATATATTAAGATAATCTATGAATATGACATCTGGTTTAAAACTTTTCTTTAACGCAAGTTCATTAAGTAGTGATTTAAAATGACCACTATGAGCTGATGCAGTTGGATATTCTTTTATAATTAATTGACCATTTGTTTTATTTTCTAATTTTTTAACTTTATTATCGTATAACTCTTTTGGCATAACGTGTAAATCATCTATTGTAACATCAAATAAGTTTGCATCTATTCTTTCAGCGATACGTTCTTCTGCCATTTCTAAAGTTATATACAATACGTTTAAACCTTGTGTTAAGAATGCTGACGCAGCGTGACACATAAACAAAGACTTACCAACACCAGTACCAGCCAGTGCGATATTTAAAGTCTTACTAGGTATACCACCTTTTGTAATTTTATTAAAGTAAGATAAATCAAATGGGTATTTTTTTTCTTTTGTATGATACCAGTCAAATCTAGCTTGAGCGTCTTCTATATAATCGTGCCCAACGTGTTTATCAAAACTTACAGCCAACGCTTCACCTAGTAAACTAGGTAACGCCTCTGGTGTTCTAGTTTTATCTTTACCATCTAATATCTTAATACCTTCTAATACAGCATTATGTATCTCTCTATCTTTACAAAACTTTTCTGTTGTATCTAACAACCATTGTAAATCGTTATCTTCTTTTGTGATACCATTTACTAAATCTTTTAAATTTTTATATTCTTCTTCGTTTAAATCTTTTCGATTGTTTAACTCAATTAAGATTGTATCTTTTGTAGGTAAATTATTATATTGATGTATAAATTTTTCTACTTCAGTAAATAAAACTCTTTCATCTCTTTTAGAAAAGAAATGTGGTTTAATAAATGGAATAGCTTTTCTAGTAAAATCTTCGTTATAAAAAAGATTATTTAATATTGTATTTTCAATTCTATCATTCATCTATTTGTAGCTTTCCATTTTTTAATTGTTCTTCAACACACTCAACTAATATATCACCTATGTAATTTCTAAAATCATTTGACTTTACATCTTCTTTATTTGGATTAGCCATTACATCATAAGTAAACTTTAAAGGTATTTCACCCTTCGCATTTTCTGTTTGAGAAAACTTAACTTCATTATACTTA